TTGTTGCGACGTTCCCTGTCAATGTAACCTTCTTTGTTGGCAGTCCTACCCCCATTAGGGGTAGACGAACCAGAAAGGCCGTACCGTTGTTGGCCGGCAGCGTAAGGGTTCTTGGCGTAGGTGCCAAGCTCATACGATTGTTGCATGATAACTCCCTAAGAAACGTTCCTGCCTCATAATAGCTCACATTATTGCAGAATGCTTGAGATACCCTTCTTCGTTGTTGCGTGGATAGACAAAGCCATGATTCTGGCAGGACCCGTAAGCGCAGTCCCATCAGTGGTCAGTTGTACCTTGAACGAACAACGCCGGAACCGCATATCTTTCTGGAACGTAGCGTTCACCCTGTACGCAGTCGTTGACGGGTACACAATCTCTGTCAACACAGCAGGGTTCTTAGTCAAAATGTTGTCCCAAGTACCAGCTTCTAACCCATCCCAGGTGTACGTTTCCATGTCATCCCATGACACTACGACAGAAGAAAACTGTACAGGTATTGCTGTACCGTCAATGTCGCGGGCCGTAAACACGTCAGCCGACCAGTAAAACAGGCGTTTCCAATGGTCGGGGATTTCAAAGTCGAAGGATTTGGTTTGCGCGGTACACACTATTTCTTCAACGTTTTCGTACAAATACGCGTCCGTGGCTTTGTACAAGCCGTTGAAACTCGTGGTGAGAACCCCTGTAACACCAATCATGCTGTCAGGCGTCAAATCGTCTTGAACTCGGGGCACAAGGATACCCCAACCAAAACGTGTAGTTGGGCTGTCCCATGACGTCCACGACCCGCTTTCGAGGTCCAGGACATACATGCCACCACCAAACCAGACAACAGCGCGCCTCCCAAATACGGTTAATGCGGAAAAGAGTTCCAGTTCGGAAGTAATCTGTGTCTGCTTGAACTGGATTCTACGAATGTCGTTTAGTGGGTAGAACTGGTATGACACGAACCTGTACAGGCGCCCATTGTTTAATACCAGGTACGAGAACTCGTACTCTGCAACAGAGTATCTATTGTCGGCCCCCACAGTGGAGTCCAACACTTGTAATGTTCCAGCGATGGGCGCTGTCTCATACCGGAAGTAATACGTGCTTTGCCCACGAAAAATGAACAGTTCGTTGGGGGCCGACAGAATTTTGGTGATGAGCTGACCGTCACCCCTTGACACATCAAAGTAGTTATCAGAGTCCCAGTCGTTGATGCTGGTAGGCACAGCAGTCGTAATGTCAGAAAAGTAGATGCGTCCCCGGTTGTATGACGCGTTTCGCGAAATAAGGAAAAACCGTGACTTGTGCAGCACAAGCTGTTCCCCTACAGGCATGGGGTCCACCCCGTTGAGTTGGGTGAAACTTGTGCCGTTCCAGTACCCTCCCGGCACAGTGGAGCTACAAATGTAGAGGTCGTCGTTGTGTTGCGCTGCCCCCGACCCCACAATAGTCGTCATTTGTTCGTAGGTTTCATTGACCGTGTCAAACAGGTATGTGCCGAGCGACGTTGCAATAACAGCGTAAATAACTTGGTCGGTGTCCGTGTAATACCCCAAATGTTCCATCGTCTCAGTAGAGACTGGGGGGTCAGCTATTTTGACAATGGGGGGCCTGGATACGAGGGAACCGTTGGAGTCCAACTCAAAGTTGGTTGATTCGTGCAGTTCGCTGTCGTCAATGGTTGTAATGTCAGAAACGTTATTGAGCCCGCCGTTGAAGGATTTAAGGTCAACACGTTGTGACCGGCTGCTCTTACCTAACTCACTGTAACCATCCTGTGATGTTGCCCCCACCATTAGAGGTCCTCAATACGCGCCGTGTTAGTGGGGTATGTGTTTGTTTGCCCCACGTTTTGTTGGTTCGCGAGCATCCCCATAGCAATCGAATACTCTTGCTGCTTGTACTGGGCAGCTTCCCAGTTCTCATCCAACTGGTACGCCCTGGCTAACACAAAGTCCACGACACGCTGGAAGTATTTGTCTGGGACGGTCAGCGTATCACTCAGCGCATCGAGTTCTAGGGGTTGCGCCACATAGAACAGTCGTAACCCATTTGTTACATTTTCCATTGGTTTTGGGTACAAGTACACGTTCCCTGCACGCTCATACCAAATCTTAGGCTTCACGTTTGTGGGGTACGTGGCAGCGTCAGGGGTGGAAAGAATATACTCTTGTGCTTCCTGGAAAGAGTAATACTGCAACGGCACACCACTGTAATGGAGGGCCTCAATATATTGCACTCGCTGTGCAGGGTATGTGTATAAGTCCTGCCCTGATACAACGTCAGTATCCGTAGTTTCCTTCAGAATAGGGTTCTGGGAGACAATCTCTTGCTGTGCAGAGTTTATCCACAGCAGAATGTCGTTATCTGTTATTTGGCGCCCATCAGGGTCCCCAAACTGGCGTTTGACACGCACAGACACCTGAGTGCCAGTTTTGGTAAAGATTTCTGCGGGCATAGTTAACTCCAGCGTCTCTTGTCGAGTTTATATTCCATCATCTCACGCTTTTCTTCTTTTCGGTCAGCGTTACGGCGTTCGTCCATGACGCGCCTCGCGTGCCCCAACGCATCAAACTTGTCCAGCTTTTTCCCGTACCGGTGTGTATCCCACTCGAACACTTGGGCAACAATGCGGGCGTCGAGCATACTTTCGGGGTATGCAGCAATAATGTACTCCGGCAACCCCATGGGTTTATGGAACAATGCGTAGGGTTTATTGGGTTGGTCGGCAAGGTACGGGTGCCCCGGTGGGAGCTTCTCCAAAAACAACTCATGGTTGTAATCGTTGATGATTTGTGCTGCTTCCCTACCCGCTGGGGGCAAGTCCAAATTCTTAAATAAAGTAACCATACGTTAAGGATACAAGAAACCCCCGCCAGGAAGGGTTGTGGCGGGGGTTTCTTGTTGCGAGGGGAGAAGAGAAGTTTTTAGACCTCTGTGATACCACTCAGCTTACCATGGGCGTTCCGGCGATAAGTCGTCAGCTCAGAGTAGTTCCGCATTTCTGCGATGAACCCGTCAACACCAGGCATCTTCTGCCAGGTTGCACCCTGCTCATCAATCCATTCCCAACCTACGTTGGTGTTGAGAGCAAGCTCTTTGTCGTTGGGGAACCATGCCACACCAGCAGGTGCGTCAAAGTCGGTCATCATCGGAATGTCACCGTAGGGAGTCGTGAACGAAAGCCCGCCACCAACACCACCGTTAAGGTCGGTCTTGTTGACGAACTGGCGCATACCCTGAAGCGCATTCCAGTAAGCCCGGTACACACCAGGAGTGGTGATAATCCGGCTTGGGCGTGAACCCTTTTTGCGAACGTTCTGGATGATGTTGTCGAGGTCAAGCTCAACGAGAGCCCCACCACCGTCAGCAGGCACCGCCAGGTACGACTTCCAATCACCGTAGGTTGCCGGGTCGATACCGTAAATAGTTCCCGAGTCTTTGATGATTGCACCGAATCCGGTCCATTCCTTGTTCCACGAGTTTGTGCCGACAGCGCCGACTTTCGAGGAACGCACGAGCGCGTCACCAACAGTAACCGACTGAGCAACATCAACCGTGATGGTCAAGGTGCTTTCGTTGATTGCTGAGATGGTGAGGTAGTTCGTGTTGCGGACTGTCGGCGTGGGGTTGCCGAGGGTGGCATAGGTGAGAACGTCAAGACGAGTACCAATTTCGAGGTACTGTACTGAGTCCACAACTATGGCGGTGGAAGACGAAGACGTCGCTGTAGTTACTGCGAGTGTCCCTGTCCCGTCACCATAAACCTGACGGTTTTGGTCCTTAGCAAGGTCTTCCTTCAGCCTGGACATTTCTTCACCGACATAGTCAATGAAAGCCTGAGGGTTGCTCTTTGCCTGGTACATGACCTGACCGGTACACTGAATCGCTCCGTAGAGGCTCTTCAGTCCGGTGGAACCACGAGCATAAGTTTGCTGTCCCGCTGTGGGCAGAACCTCAAGCTCATTTCGTGCACCAATACCGTGGTTACGTCCGAAGTGTGCAGTGAAGTTCACTCCAGCACCACCGACGTTTGTGATGTTCTTTGAGGTGCTCTTGATGTGTCCAAGAGCAACCGTTTCGTTGTTAATCTGCTCGTTTACACCTTCGGAATAAATCTGTTTAAGGATTGCAGTTCCGATGGAAAGCGATACGCCATCAGCCATAATGTTTTCCTTTCGTAGGCTTGGGGGGTAATGCTATTTCTTTTGTTACCAAGCCGTAAGGACGGCCTCACAGAAAATGTTACCAGAGTCTCACATAATTTGCGTTATTGTTGTGCGCCCAACCTTATCGCTAAAGCCAAAGCAGCACTTCTCTTGGAATCTTCTGATGTGAGGTCGGGCGGTTCGGGGGCGTTCATCCCGTTGCCACTACCCATAACTTTGGGGGGACGTTTCGATGCGTACTTCCTACGAATGTTTTCGTCGTAGTCACGCATTTCGTGGAAAGCTTTCGACACGCTGGGCTCCCCACCTTGGGAAGAGTTCGCGATTGCACGCTTTACGACTTCTTGGCGGTTGAAGTCCCCATACTTTTCTTGCAACTTGTTCAGTTCGCTGTCTAGTTGCGCACGCCCCGCAGCTTGCTGTTGCTCTTGAACTTGTCTTGTGTTCATGTCGTTCTGGTACTGTTCCATTCTTTCGAGGCGCGCCATGGCTTCTGCGAGCTGTTTTGACCCTTGGCTGTCATCTTCTGGCGCTTGTACCTGGTTGCCCCAGTCGTCTAGGTATAAGCCGTCTTCGTTGGAGGGCGCCTGCCTTTGCTGTACTTGCTGTTGGGCGAGCTGTTGCGCGTCACGTCCCCACCCATAAGTTTCGCCTAATCCGTCATAAAATTTACGGGGGTCCTGTATGAGGGCCCTCTGGATTTGGACTGCCATGTCCATATCTTTTTCGCTGACCCCTTGCTCTATGTACTTGCGGTACGGGGTGGCTTCCTCGATGACGCGCTGGTATTGTCTGCGCCATTCTTCAACGAGAGGTTTGATGTCTTCGTGGAGGGGTTCGGGGACGATGTCTTCGATTTCGCCCCAAGAGATTGGCCCATCGTCTTTTGGCTCAACCGGCTCTACGGTTTCGACTGGTTCTACGGGCTCGTCGTCGCCTACAGGCTCGACTGGTTCAACCGGTTCGATGGGCGTGTTGTCGTCAGTGTTCTCAAACCCTTCAAAGCCCTCAATTCCGCTGAGGTCCAGGTCCGCGAGCGTTACTTTGTTATCGTTTTGGTTAGCCATAAGACTAACTGTAGCATAGGGGCCAGCCTCACATACCAGGGAGACCCATCTGGTCTAGTTTTCGCATCAAAGTTTTCATGTCGTAAGGCCGGTGTGATTTTATCATGTTAGAGGTCTTGCTGAGGGCCCATTCCATTATCGCGAGTTATTTAGTCAAACGCGGGGCGGGGCCTACCAGTCCTGTTAGCGGGTACACGCACTTCAGGAAAAAGGGCTCTGTAAAAAGCTTGAAGTTGGGGGTCAATTTGTTGAGCATAAAAATCTTTAAGACCCTGCGCTACTGCCGAACTAGGCCGGTTATTATCAATACCTTGTCGATTTAAACTATGCCCCACACTCCAATTAGGAGAATGATAAGCACCACTAGAATCGTAATGACGACTTTGTATCAACGCATTATTTTTACTGTAAGGAGCAATTTTATTAGCCAAATTAGGAGACAAAAAATTACTTCTTTGATCAAGAATTTCATCTAAAATGTTTGCATAAGCCGGGTTATCATACAGCTCATCTAAAACTCCGGTTCTTTTAAACTCACTTTGATAAACATTCCTAGGGACATTAAAACTTTGTACAGAAACAGGAATGTCTTTACCCGCAGCGGTTAAAGCATCAATAATGTCTATTCCCTGAGCCGCAGCATCTCCGGGCCTTTTCCCTAAAGCTGTAATCCTAGAAATATCATCAATAGTCAATTTAGGTATTTGAGCCTCGATATAATCAGGAATACTTATCGAAGAATTTTTCGTCGTTCCCCAGCCCCAGTCAGCCCTACCAGGAGCGTTTTCAACACCCTCAATTATTCCTTTATTTATTGCCGCTTTAAAATCATCAACGTTTTTAAAAAATGGTGCCCCCCGCAAAGAATCCCCCCACGCCAAAGAAGCATTAGCAGTTGCTTCGGGACCCCATTCATAACGCATCGGAATACGCGGATTGGTACCCCCACTTCTTCCATAACTTATTGCAGTATCATACGGGTCAGTATTTTGCGCCATTTTCATGTAATTTAAAAAGTTTTCCCGACCACGCGCAAAAAGCGGAAACGGCGCAGGAATATCTCTCAGCACTGGGCTAGTAATAGCTCCGTACACAAAATCTTTTTCGTTACCATCAACACGGTTTTCAAAAGCTTCCCGCAATCGGTTATAGTCACTAGCAGATTTTTCACCACTGTTCGCCCCACTCGTGCCCGTAGTACGAGAGGACCTAAAATTGCCCGTATTACCAATAATATCATCCATCGAATTCATGCTACGAACAGTACTAATTCGCGTATCCGGGTTAGCCATCATTTGACGAAAGAAAGCTTGTAAATAAACGTCGTCCTTTTGAAAAGCCGGTCTAAGTCTAGAAGCCGTTGTCGAAACAGCATCACCAGCAGCCCTAACAGTACCCCTACCAACACCCCCAACACCACCAGCCACCAAACCCGTTAACAAATCTAAAGCTGTCGCACCACCTCGAGCCGCTAACGCCGCACCACCCTCCAAACCAAACCTATCCACAGCAGCCTCACCAGCCGCCTCAAACTCGCGCGGTTGAAAAAGCGGTGTCTGTCCCTGCCCCGGTTTAAAAACATCTGACCACAAACCACCAACTTGCTGACCATAATTTTGTAGAGCCCGAGAACCCGGAGACTGCTCGCCTAGCGTGTTACCCGCCAAAGCATCACGGTGCATACCCCCAATAGCCTGCACAGGCACATCAAGAGCACCCAGAAAAGTACCTAAAGCTGCTTTAGCTGCTTTGTTCTGAACATTGTTTCCGGGTTGCCCATAAGTTTGTTCGTA